CCTTCTCTAAAATATTATCCTTGAACACGTTTAGATCTTTTAGTTTTACGCCTGTGATACACGAATCATAACGACGTGCAACAACTGTCTCAGAAAGTTCTAGAGTATAATGTACTACAGTTTTTTCATTTTTCAACGCTTGAGCACCTAAGTGAGCAAGAATATGACTTTTACCAGCACCAGTTCCTGCCATAGCAACACCAAGTTCGCCAGCACCAAGTCCACCTTGCATTAGGTCATCAAAGGTTTTCCACCCTGTTGTCAGCGGACTGCGAATTTTAATCTCAAAACGTTTCTCAAAATCTTTTAGATAATGATAACCAAAGTCATTTGACTGACCTAACTTGAGTGCTTCGTTGATCAAATCGCTAATCTCGTCAAATGAAGATTTCTCCAAAAGACGAACTGATTTTACGATTGCTTCTTTTAGTTTCTGCTTCTTACAAAAGTCCAAAGCAGTATCTTTGATGTACTCCTCACCCTGCACTGCTGGGTCTGAGTGAATACGAATAAGGAAATCACGGACTTGCTTGATTACCAAGTCGTCTTCCTTGTCCATCTCTGTATTGATTAGAGATGCCATGAGGTTCATCGACGGATGAACCTCATACTTTTCTTTATATTGATAAATTAGATTTGTAAACCTTTTCAGATATTTTGTTTCGAAATATTCAGTCTCAAGGACCTCGCCAATCTGGTCAGAGTAAGCCCTATCCATAAGGATAAGCTTGGCAAGATTCTCTTGAAACATATTCCCGAACTTAGAAAAGTCCACTTTCTCGCTTGTACGCATAGATCACCTTTTGTTGGGTCTACCACTATAGCAAGAATGGCTGTTGATGTCAAGTGATATTAATTTACCTAATGGTGCTAGACAGAAATTTTGTAATAAACGCCTTGGTCTGGACCGTCTTCTTCTTCATTTGTCTTAAAATAAACTACGTCATTAACCATCTTAAGACCAAGAACCTTTGTCCCATCTTGCTCGCCTTCAGTAAAAGATTTTATTTCATATGAAAGATCAGGAACAACTTTTTTATCTGACATCGCTGTGTCTGCCAATAGTTTCTCTAACTCTTCTGCACTTATAAAGTTGACAGTTCCAGCAGTTTCATCAACGTACTGATCTCTACCAATCTTTTCCGCAGTTCTTTCTGTTGGGTTGTTTTCTTCTTTTAACCCAGTCATTTCAATGTAATCTTTTAATTCGTGCCTTTTAACTTCGTCATCGGGCAAAGAATCTAAAAAATCTTCAAGATTAAAATCTTCTGGTAAATTTAACTTTTTTAATGCAGCCTTGATTGGTTCTGAACCAGACGCGCCACCTTCTTTATTCAAGACATCAATTACAACTTTCTTAATTTCTTCATCAGTTGCAACTTCTTTTTCTTCCTCAAGCCTTCCTGTTGCTTTTTTGATTGCTTTATCTCGGGAACCTAAGTATTCTTCGGTGGATGTTTCAATTTTTCCATCACCATCATAATCCTTTTTTGCCATTTTCGCCTCAAAAAGATTGCCGTACACCATTTCTTTGAAATTCTTCATCTCAAACCTCCGAATATAATTAGTCCTTTATGGAAGCAATCCTGTTTGAGTGAGCAAAAAGGTCTGTCCAACTGATCTGTGGGAATCCATCCGTAAACATCATCTTGACAATCTCTGTTTTATTGTAATATCTTGAATAGTTTTCTTTTGCATTCTTTACTATATCTCTCACCTGGAATGAAACACTCGGGACGTATAGTTGCATAATCTTGTAGTTCTTTAGGATCTTGTCGTAGTTGTCAAGAATGCCTTCATGGATCTTTAACTTATTCTCTGTTTCCTCACACGCATCAACTAAATCAGTTAAACTATAATCTTTTTCCTCTACCAAAAAGGGGAAACGCTTTGCTAGGGTCTTTAACCCTGCACCTTTAACACCTTGTAAATTATCACTCTTATCACCACTAACCGCTCTTGCTAGGGCAAAGTTGTTTGGATGAATCTGAAACTCCTCCACAATATCCTTTTTAGTTTTGAATACTGCTTGCACTGGACGATAAATAATTGTCTCATCATCCAACAATTGATAAAAATCTTTATCACTTGAAACAATTATTTTTTGCTCGCCTCTCAACTCCTGACACAAAATAGAAATCATGTCGTCTGCTTCAACACCATCGTGCATCAACTGAATGAGAGGTAAGTTATCAAGATACTCAAATAAACGCATTATCTGACGTAACTTGCTTTGATTTTCCTCTTCCAAAGAAAGTGAAACACCTGTAGATCTATTCAACCTAATTGCCTTTCTACCTTCTTTGTATGAGGACACAACGGACCTTCGTCGTGAAGACCCGCCTGCCCCATCCCAACAAACGAAAACCTTGGTTGGTTTCATTTCTCTAATAAGTTTTTGTAATGACTTTAGAAAACCAACCAACCCACCAACGGGTAACCCGCTGTTAGATAAAGATGGATTTACTACATATGCTCTGTAGAATATATTTGTGCCGTCAATTATTAGAGATCTCTCTGTCATTTCCCTTGTCCTCTGTATCGTTTCTTATATGTCTTTGATCGTTTGTTATGAAACTTCTTACTGAAAGTTCCGTTTCCTTGATTTGTCTTCTTTTTACTAATTTTGCTGTGTATTCCCTTTTTAGATGAGTTCATCATTTCTCCTTCTTATCCTCATAAAAATCGCTTGAGTCCCCAATACGCTTGTCAAACTTCATTACAACTTCTTCTTCTAATAACTTCTGTACTGTATTATAAAATTTTTCTTCTTCTAACTTGTTTAACCACTGCTTTGATTGGAATTTATCTTGTGTTCCATCATCGTGATGTAGAGTGAACCAAGCACCTGCATTTGTTAGTTTATCAGACGACTTGATTGCCTCAAACCAACTTTCCTTGTCCATGATTTTGACTTGTTCACCTGCCCACAAAATCTTGAAAGCGCAATTACGTCCCTGAGTTCCAAAGCGGGACTTCTCAATCTTTGCCTTGACCTCTGTACCAATTCTAAATCCCTTATCATCAAAGATGAAAGATGACTTGCCCTTACGTGCTGTCAACCAGATACGCAAAGAATAAGAATAAGCAAGTGCTTTACCACCTGGGGTAAAGTAGGGAGTTGTCAATGCCTCTGCTGTATTCCTTGTAATGTTGGTCTTCAACTGATTTAGAATAAGCAAAGTTGACTTTGTATTTGCAATCGGTTGAATCAACTTAGACATGCCCTTGGAAAGAATACGAGGCTTTACTGCCATCGTAGAGAGTGGATTGAAGTCCGACTCAATATCAGAAACAGATGGTGTAAGTGCCATACTATCCCAGATAAAAAGCATCTGACTATCATTGTTTGCCAATAGGCTCTCAATAGTTTCCAACACAAACTCTACTGAACTTGCCTGAACATAAAGCAATTTTTCAATATCACATCCAGCATTTGCTAAGAAGCCTGGATCAATAGAGTTCTCTGAATCAAAATAAACAACATCAATTCCCATTCTTTGGGCATTACCTGCAATCTGTGCAGCCATGTAAGATTTACCAGTTGCTTCTAAACCAGCAATCTCACTAACCTTGCCCACAGGAATACCACCCCAATCACCACGCTTGATAATACCATCAAGCCATCTACAACCAGTCGGGATAAACTGATTTACTTCTGTTGGGTTGTCATCTGATAAAGAAAAAGCAACGTCAACGCCTGCTTTCTTGTTTATCAACTTTTTCATATCGGCAATAGAAAGCTTGCCGCTTTTTGTTTTAGCCATTTTGTCTCCATAGAATAAGGCGAGGGGGACTTGCCCCCTCGCCCATTATAGCACTATCTTACGCAGAAAGCAAGGATTTAAATGCTTGGTCTGCTGCATCATCGGTGGTCTGTGCATACTGAACAGTACCGGTGCTGTCGTCGGTATCACCTGATAGGTGTTGCTCCAACAACTGCTGAACCTCATCTGGGGTCTTCTTGCTAAAGACATTATCATAATCGATGTCAGTATCAACAAGATCCTTAGCGATGTTGCGGTCCTTGTGTAGAGGTGATGTACGACGGGCTGGGAAGATGTCAGTGCTTGGGAACATCTGTCCTGCCTTCTTACCGTAATTAATAGTTAGGTCAGTACCCTCTTCTGGGTCAGTGATATCACCGTACTCTGGGTTTAGAACCAACTGTAGTAGCTTCTGGTAAACGGTCTTGGAGTAGCCCCAAAGACGAACACCCTTCTCCTCTTCGCCACGAACAATTACAGGGGAAAAGAAACGCTGCTTTGCCATCAACTTCTTCGCTTCCTCGCGACTCTCCTCTGTACCATCGTTGAACAACTTGCGAACATACTTATCTAGTACATCCTCCTCACCAAAATTCTTCTTAGGTGATAGGAAACCTGGGGCATTAGCAACATTATAATGGAACCAATACTCCTTGAAGGGATCTCCGTCTGCATCTGGAACAATACGAATGACACTCTCGCCATCTGTTGGTTTCCAGAAAAGGTTCTTACTTGAACCACCGCCCTTGCCCTCTGAAGCAGCAAGTTTTGCACGCATTTTACTCAAATCAATAGCCATATTATTTTCTCCTTTTATAAGACAGGTGATTTTCCTGTCTCGCTTTGTATATGATTAGTATAGTACATTATGTACACTTTGTCAACAGTATATCCCGATGGGAAAAATCCGTAAGATACTTCCTGAAATTCATTTTCTTGCGCTTTCTCCAATTTACGAGATACTAATTCTAAAACATTGCCTGTTTCTTTCAATGTTTCTTCACTAAAAGTAAAGTAAAAGTGTTTTTCTCTCACTCCTTCCAGTTCATAGAACTTCTGCTCTGTCTCGTCGTTTAAACTATACAGACCAAAAGTTGCAATCCTATTCTGTTCTTGTGGATCTTCTAAGTTCCCCATCAACGCAGTTGCCTGACTATAATACTCCATCAGATACCACATGTCAACTACTTTCTCGTTGACCTTCTCAAAATAGTTGCCAATCGATATATCTGACGAGAGGTTAGAGATACTTTTGTTGGAAACCATCCACATTTTGTTGAATAACCCTGAACGGGCAAACTCTTGTAGAATATTCCTTACAACTCGCTCTCTTGTCTTACCATTATTGTTCATAAATGATGTGTCAGGTTGAATATAAAGAAAATCAATCTTCTTATCCTTGAAGTTCTCCAATATTCTAAGGCAAGCACCTGTTAT